ATAATCGGCAAATTTAACTTGTTTTATCATGGTGCGCTCGGTGTTTGGGCTTGCTCTATCTTGTCGATAATACGCGTCAATTCATTAAAGAATATTAGCCACTCAGTTGTTACGCGCCCTGAATCATCAATAATAGGCGATACTGGGATATTAATTTTCATTAGCTCACCTCAAGCTCTGCACCTATGATTGTTAGGTCTGTGGCATCTGTTAAACGGAAGCGATAAGCCCTATTGCGACTAGCGCCAAGCCTTGTCCAGAACGTGCGATATTGGTACTGACCTTGCTTGCCAAGACCGCGCCAACGAGTGTCTGACCACGTTACACCGTCATTATCTGACCATGACATCATAACTTGCGGATTTAGTAAGCTGCTGCTACTCGTTCCTTGCTGTGCTAATAGTGTTAATCTGTGATGACGAACTACGCCTAGCGTTCTATTGGTAGCGTGAACCGTGCGCTCCCTGACCTGTGGTAGCACCTCGTCACCGATTCTATCCACACCGCCATCACCTAAACCCATGAGTAACGCTTTGTCGCTATGGCTAAAGATATGCTTGCCTCTGTGCATCACATGGTGCTTGGCAGGGTGTGCTAAAAACTTACCATTCTTAAAGATAGCGCGTTCATGCCATAAACTTGTTGACGTATCGAATACCCATGTTTTGTTAGCTTTAGGGAACGTCAATACATAGAAGCTATGCCCTGCTTCTTGATAGATATAGGCGCTTGCATCTGCTTTGTTGTAGCGTCGCAGTTCTTTTTCTAGCGCGTGATTACTAATTCGCTGTAATTGATAGCCTTGCGACATAACGATTTGAGAATCACCACTATCGGTATTGACTAGCCAGATTAACGATTCGCCTAGCTGTGCAATGGTCTGTGGCTGCAAACAACCTGCACCGATAACCACACCCTGAACGGGTGCAAACGGCAAGTCTTTATCGCCTGTTGCGTACCATATTTCAGTAGTCGTTTCGCCAAATACCCATAGTTGCTTTTGATGAGCTTTGATAGCGGTTACATTATCAGGACTTGCTTCGGCTGTTGCATAACTGAGCGCGTCAATATCGGTTGATAGTACGTCTGACCAGAAGATTTGACCACTATCGCGCCTATTGAATATAAATCGCTGTGCTAGTGTGGTGACATCATCAGCGGGGTATAACAGGCTTTCACCGTAGGGCTGCCACTGCTCTGTTTGCATGTCTAGCGTGTAAACTACGTTATCACTAACAAAACACGCGTAACGGCTGTTTTCAGCAATGATAATCGGCTTTGTACCTTCGACATAAATATCGGGTATCTTCTCAAAGATTTCATTCAATCGGTATAAGTCGTTACCGAATACCGCGTAAACCATACCGTTTGACAGTGCTGCCATACCGCGACAAGGTGAGTTATCCTGTGCGTCATACAGCGTTGTTATTGATGGGGTGGACAGTAAGGCGCTAGGTGATTTTTGGCTACCTTGTGCGCCCTCTGCGTAGAGATTAATGCAAGTCTGAATGTCAATGACGGTCTTATCATCAGCATAAGAGCCGCCAACCATCGGCAAGTTAATTCGAGGCATAAAAATCACCTCCTTTACCGTGTGATAAGTCGGATTCTTTGATTAGCATTACACCATTAGATAGTTTTAATGCGGCTAATGCGCTTTGATGCGAGCGCATAACCGAACCTGACGGCTCAATACCGTAATCAGCGCCTAACTCGATAGCTAAGCCCGTAATCACCACACGATTGAGATTGCTCGTTAATAGCACCTCGTCATGTGGTTTTAGTGGCAATTCAAGCGTAATAGGCAAGCGCATTAACGGCTGTAGTCTGTACTGTTCAAGCAAGTCATTAAGGACACGTAACGCTGGGATTGCATCATCGGCGGGCACTTCTTCACCTGTTGCGTAAACACCTAAGCGCGTTAATGCTGCTCGAATAATCTCAGTCGCTTTCATAATTTACTCGCTATCGTTGGCTTTCTTGATTAACTCACTCTTACTGTCGCGCTTGTTATAGTCGATATTGCGCTGCTCTAGTAGTTTTTGCAGCTCAGCATTGGTCATTTCGTCATAACTGACCACGCCATCACCGTTTACGTCTTTGGTTTCTTCGTAGATTGCGAGCTTGGCTTTTAAATCGGTAATTTCTTTGTCTTTGACTTCGATTGCGCCCTCTAACAGCTCGATATGTTCGTAGGCTTCTGCTAGTTGGTCGGCGTTGTCATCGGTTTTAATGGCTTGTTTCTTTGGCTCAATCCTCACCGCTTCCGCATGAGTAACATAACCTTTTGCTTTGAGCGCATCGGCTTCATCTTCGTCATGTGCAATGGCGTGACTGTCTAAGCCGCCAAGATATAGCATTACTGGATAATCTTTCATTTCGTACTCCATAGATAAATAAAAAAGACGCACAACCGAAGTCATGCGCCTTGCTTAATGTTATTTGCCTACGGTGCTAAGACACGCGCTGCATGGTTGCCACGGACAGTAGCGAAACCATACAAGACATCAATACGAGTACCTTCTGTATCTTGGATAAAGTTACCGCCTGATTGCACACGTAACGCCATTGTTGAGGCATTAACTGTGTAACCGTCAAGACCTGCCAACACTTTCATTGGTGCAAATGCTGCGGCAAATGCGTCTTTTTGGAAGCATAATGCTTGCTCAATCAATGCGTCGCTGTCCATAACAAACGTAATGGCCGCGCTTGCTGCCGGACTTGCGGTAACAGTGGCGTTGGCTTTTAACTGACTTGCAACGGTTGCTGGGGTGATTTCAGGATAGATTTTCAGCGTTGCAGTCGTACCGCCCGCCGTTACATCTTCCAAGACCACAAATTGCAATGGTACGCTGTACGTTTGGCGCGTGATTGGGTGGATTTGCTCAACCCCTGCAATTGTGAATACTTCGCCGCGCTTGATGGTTTGACCATTGGTCACGCCGCCTACGGTTAATGTGTCACCTGTTTGACTTGCACCTTCAACGGTCATTCCAGTCTTACCATGTGAACCGGTCAACTGACGGTAAATATGCTCAGATTCGACAAACTCAAAGCCGCGACTACGACCGATATAACCCTCTTTCCACTGTTTAGCGATTTCAGCGGTAGGATTGAACAATGTACCTGCTGGATCAACAATGCGGTTGGTTAGCTCAGATGACAGCATTGACATACGGTCACTTGATGGTGCTAATGCACGATTCAGCATAGTGCGAGCGCGTCCCCATGCGGCTGTTGGGTGTGCTTCACTGGCTTTCATCAACGCCATGTTGTTGACTGACACGATAGCACGTTGCAGCAAATCAGCATCGATAGACGTTGCTAGTGAGTTAATGGCAGGCTGCAAAAAGCGTGTTTTGAAGTCTGTCATGTTCAGCGTTAATTCTGCTGCACCAAACTCTAAACCAACGTGCTTTTGCGTGTCAATCTTTAGCAGGACTGACTTTTCTTGCGCGTTCTCGTCAGCATCGGCAGACTTGAACACATGACCCTCAGTTACGATAGGCGTTGGCGGAATACGAATACGCACACTATCACCGACTTTATAGCCTTGCGTGTCTTTGTTAAATTCTTTCTCACGATTGCGATTAATCGCTTTGATAAACTGCGATTCTTCAACCAACATTGCAGCCGCTTCTTTTGCGACCATTTCATGGGTTAAGATTTTGTTGCTGGTGTTTTCACTGTAGTTTTTAGCCATTTTATATCTCTCTTAGTTATAAACCTCGCGACCGCAGAAAGTCATCGTCTGACTGACTGTAAATGTCACGTTTAATAGGTGCGTTTGCATTGGTATGATTGGGTGGTTTTGGTGCTTTACTCTGTCTTACGGCTTTTGAAGTACCTTTACGAGCTTGTATCTGTGCGTGAATGCGTCCAAATTCAGCGTATTGCTTGGCTTGTGGCATGTCTGCGATTTCGTAATACAAGTCATGGTCTGCTGCAACGTGTTCCAAAATATCCATCAAGTCATCGCCTTGGTACAACTCACTAGGGTCGGCTTGAATCGGCTTATCTTGCATAAGCTCAGATAATTGTTGAAAGTTCTCTTTAAACTCAGGATTAGCTTTAAATCGTGCGTTAAAAGTATCGACAATCTCAGCATTGCGCTGTTCTTGCTGTTTTGCTTGCTCACGTTGCTGTAGGCGTTGGTCAAGTTTCCAGTCTTGATGCTTTTCTTCATACTCTGCTTGTGCGGCAAAGTAATCATCTAGCCCGTTCTCAAGGTCGTAGTCCTCGATATTTGGCTTAACTGGTGCGCCGTCACTGTTAGCCGTTTGTTTTTGCTGCTGTGACTGTTGGCGTAATTGCTCAAGCTCTGCTTCATACGCTTTCTTCTCAGCGACTAGCTGCTTGATGCGCTCACTTGCTCGACCGCCTTTCTTTTCGGGTTCAGGTTCAGCATCAGAGTCATCGTTTGATTCATCGTCTGCATCATCATTACCTTGCGTCTGCTCGTCCTGTTCGACTTCATCGGTTTCAACTGGTTCTGCTTGCGCTTCATCATTTGTCACCGCCTCTGTTGGCTCAGGTGCTTCGCTTACTTCTTCGACTGTGGTATCAAAAGCCATTTTTTTACTCTCCATTTACGCATGTTGTGCGAGGTTTACGTCACTAAGCGCAGTAATCCCAATCGTGACGGCATTGGGCTGCGAGGTTAAATCGTAGGCATTAAAAAAGCCCACCGAAGTGAGCTTGATTTGTTTAGTTTAATTAATCTTTACTTTCTAATGAGCGTCGCATTAACGTAGCCATCAAGTGATTGTGGTCATTCTCATCACTAAGAGGTGCATCAATGTTGTGATTATCGCTATCTGTTGGGTAGTCATCAAAATTAACATTAGGTACAAACCTGCTTTTGGCGCAATCTCTATTACCAAGGTGCTTATCAGATAATCCCATACTTTCGTTAATAGACTTTTTTGTACGCTCTATCAACGTATCAAAGTCAGCGCCGTGTGTAGGGTCTTGAGTGTGCAACTCATACTCATCGCGTCTCTTTCTGCTTAACCACTCGCGCGCTGTTGTCGGCTCGCTTTCTTTCATAGGCTTATCAATAAACGTACGCATTTTCACTAATTGACTGTCATCCATAATTAACCCCTTGTTTTGATAGAGTTATTATAGCATTTATCTAGGCATTATCGTCTTTTTTACGCCGCTTTGAGTTAATAACCAATACTATATCGACTAGCAGTGTGATAGCTCTAATCAGTCTTTGTCGTTTGTTCATCGTCGACCTCAATCATCAACTAAAATTATGTATCGGCGTATTTACTGTAATGCTGTGCTTATCAAGTAAGTCGTTAGCAGTACGCAGTCTTAAATCAACGTGCCACTTATCACTAATGATAGTTACGACTGGCTCAGCATCAGGATTAGCCTCATCATAAGCATAGTGCTTAATCTGCCCTATGTCGTAACGCACGTACTGACTTGGGTGTAAGTCATTAGTCACTTGCCCGATAACTTCATTCGCTTGCTGCTCTGTATCAAATCTCAATCTATAGTCTTTCATCAGTTAATCTCCAATGAGCGAATGCGACCGTAACCGCTATGTACTAGCTGACCTGCTACGATAGATAGCGATAATGTGCTATCCCAATCACCTGTTACTGTTGTGCCTGTGATTTTGGTTTGCAGAAAGTCAGCAGGGCGTGTTACTGGCGTTGTGGTTGTAGGTATGTAACTACTACAAATAATCCCATTCTCTACTTGTAAGTGCGCCCATGTGGTGTTTATATGGCTATCAAAGGTGTTTTTCATAGCCCTAAATTGTAATTGCACAGTTCCTACCCCATTTCCCTTTATCCCGTTGAAAGCATATAGATTACTAACTTGAGGCGCAATATTGAAAATCATATCACCTTGATTGGAGTGGATAATTAACGTATCTGACGTACTATTGTTTCTGACTTTTGCTTGTAATGATAAAAACTCCCCTTGCTTAGGCGTATAAGGGTGCATATAGGTAGCTCGTAAACCTGCGTAAGTAGCGGTAGTGGCAGTAGATACAATTTTATTTGCGTCTACAATACCGAATTTACTTAGAGTGTCTACGCTGTTTATAAGAGTGCTCGAATATGGTTTTACAGTAGCACTGTCATTACTTCCAATAACGTGATTAGTCGCACTCTGCTCAATCAACAACCCATCATCAAGCCTAGGTACATCAGCCGCATATTCTTGCAAACCTGTCTCTTTAACGAGCCATGCTTTACCTGCGCGAGTAAATGTAAACAGGTCTGCAAACGTCTTAGCTGCACCGTTTGCTTTGTATGTCCCTGTGGTAAAGTCTGCGCTTAGCTTAGAGCTGCTTTCGCCAAAGCCATAGGTCTTAATACCAAAGCTCGGTCTATCAAAGCCGAAATACTGCATGATAGCTCCTTACTTAACAATGCTGATTGCTATAGTATCATTACGCACATAACTATCAGACAATCGACACCAAACGGCAGTTTTATAAGCGAGTGTGACCGGCTCACTAATGCGTAGGAATAAACCGGCATCAGTCGTTGGTGCTGTCGCGCTGATTGAAAATTGAAACTGCTCATTGCTGTTTGCTTGTACCGTGCAATCGCCATCACTGATTTTTACCCAGTTTTTAGACATACTTACTTTTGTAGTATCTGCCATTTTTAATAGCCTTCTATTGGTGGTTGTTGCATATCATCAGGCATCTGCTCAAATTCATCTTGCGGCATATCGCCCATTGGCATCTGCTCAGGTATGACAGGCTGCTGCTCATCAAATCCTTGCTCGGGCATCATCATGTCATCAGGCATTGGCTCAGGCTGTGGCTGCATTGGCTCATCATTAGACGTGTAGCTGTCTAAGTCCTCACCTTGCGTTGACCAGTCTTGCGGTGCGTTCTGCATTTCTGCCATCGCTTGCTGTAGGCCTGCTGTACGCTCCAAGATGGTTTGCAGCACACTGCTAAACGCTTTAACTTCCTCTTGGTCAGTACGACCTGACTCACGTATCTTAGCCGCTTCAATCATTGCGTCTGCTTTG